TCAGGCCCAATGCTGGCCATGCCGGTATCCACCAGCTGGTCCGCCTGCGCCACGCGATCGCGATGGGCCCAGCTCAAAACAGCGTCACCGACGACGTCCTCTGGGTACAGCTCGCCGTTAATATGCACGTCCGCCGGCGGATACGGCCGGGCCTGGCGATCCTCCATCTCGACCACCAGATCCTGCGCGTCGGCCAGGTCCGTCAGCGCCGACGCGCCACGGGTGAGCAGCTTGGCGTGGACGGTGTCACCGCCGACGTACTCGGTGGTGTCGGTCGCAAAGTCGGTGAGGAACAGCACGCGGGCGCCCGGCGCGTGCAGATGAGGCACCGTGTCGGCGCAGGCACGGCCCAGCGTGAGGGTCATCGCAGCCGCGTCAATGGCATCCACGCGGCAAATCTCCGCGCCAACCAGGGCGATATCGCCCACGGCCACCGAGCCCAGATCCAGCGGATCGGTCAGGGTGAAGCTCTCGGTGCGATAGCCGGCTTCTTCGACCAAGGCAGCACTTGCGCACCAGTCACCCCGGCCGCGATAGCTGTACTCCGCCCCGCCAGCCTGAGCCATCAGGCGGAAGTACTGCCCCACCGTTGGTGGCGCTGAGGCTGCCAGCAGGAAAGAGACGTCACTGCTGAGCTGTGCCAGGTCGGCCGCACTGAGCTGCGAGACCAGCACGACGTAGGGCACCTCCATCGCCACCTGGTGCGGCGAAACGGTCGGCGCCGTCGACGGCGGCTTCCCGCCTGGCTCAGTTCCGACATAGACCGAATTGGGCTGGCTGTAGACGTCCTCACTGCAGCTGAAGGTGATGGCGCCGGACTTCAGGGTGCCGCCACGCTTCTCGCCCATCAGACACACCATGTCGGCGATGCCCCGCTTGGGCGCCTGCAGGCGGAAGTAGCTGCCCGGTGACCACGTGCGGGCCACGGGCGTGGTGGTCAGGTCGAACTTGCGCAGCGAGGTGGCCTTGGCGCGCAGATTGCGGGCGCCGATCTTCAGGGCCAGATCCACGTTGGCGACCTCGCCGGAGCGGTCCTCCTTCTCCGAGACCACACTGCCAAAGGCCTGGATCGCGCCCAGCGACTGCAGCGCGGGGGTGGTGCCGATCGCGTTCTCGACAGGGTCGAAGTACTTCACGAACAGCTGGTTGCAGGCGTTGTCCATCGTGGCGGGCTCTTCGGCCCAATCCAGGACGTCGTCGTCGGTCAGCACCGGAAGCTCGTCCAGAACGTACTTCCCGCGCGGCACGTTCAGGCGATACCGACCATCCATGCCCTGCACGAGCACGGCCCCTGCAGCGTCACAGATCCGTTGCTGGTACTGCTCGATGGACTCCTTATCTGGATCATAGATCGGGCACAGGCCCATTCCCTCTTCGAAGAAGACATCCGCGGCTGCGCGGAAGCTGGCATCGTCGATCACCGAGATGGGTTCGGCCCCCATGCTTTCGTGGGTAATGCTGTCGTACAGGATGTGGGCGGCATTCATCCCGACCAGCGGCACCTTGGCATCCAGGCTCTCCACTCGCGCCGTCAGCCACTGGCTGGGCGCATCCTGCAGGCCATCGATCGTCAGCGCCTGCAGCCTGACGGTCGCATTGCTGGCCACTTCGACGTTCAATGGCGCGCCGTCGAGGATCAGGCGCGAAGACTCAAAATTGGGGGTGTAGTTCAGGTGGTACGTCGCCGGCGGATTGCTGATCTCCAGGCGATACACGTTGTGATTGGGCAGGATGCTTCCCGAACCCGTGCCGCCCTTGATGAAGCTGGGCGAGCCTGGCATCGGGAAGCCACCGCTGTAGTACTTGGTCTCGACCGAGCCACTGATCCGCAAGCCGACCTGGAAGATCGTTGCGCCGGTGCCATTGAGGGTGAAGCGGTCCTCGCTATCCCCAGGCACTGTGCAGTACGTGCCCTGCATATCGACGCAGGGCAGGCTCCAGGACACGGAGCGGAAGCCGGAAACGACCTCGCTGGCATCCTTGTCGAGCAGGATCTTCACCTTCTCCGGATACCAGCACACGCCATCCTGCCAGCCTTCCTTGATCCGGCGCAGGACGAAGCTGGGCGACTTCGGATAGGGGGTGAAGGCCGACCACCTTCCGCCCTTGAACAGGACAGTGACCAGCCCACGATAGGCGCCGTGCGCAGCACCGAGATTCGGCGGAAGCCAGGGATTGAGCTGCTGGTCCTCGCGGCCGAACATGATCTCGGCCTCGCCCTCGATGCCGCCCTGCTCATCCTCACCGCCGAACAGGTTCTCGGCGTGAATCCAGATCGACCCGTTGGACGTGACCACGCCAGCCCATGCCGTTGCATCATCCACGTCCCACTGCACGAACTCATCCACCGGCCCCTGACACAGGCCGAAAAGCAGCTTGAGCTTGTACCAGTAACCAACGGTCTTCTTACCTCCGCCGCCCATCGCTGGCCTCCATTCGCTGAGCGTGCGCAACCAATGCCAGGGCCAGGCCATCACCTGTAGCGACCAGCCTCTCGGCCTCGATACCCTCCTTACGGAACGCATTCCAATCCAACCCATGCGCGGCAAACCAGTCCCTACCGCCACGCGAGCAGAAGCCTGGCTTGTTGCCGAAGCCCGGAATCGTGCGCAAGTGCTCAAGGGTTACGATCATTTCTTGCCGCCTCCCTTGCGGATCTTGTCGGTACCGGCCGACCGCCACGCAAGTACCTGCGGCTCGGAGATCCGCACAGTTCCATAGATGCGCTTCACGGCGGTGCCTTCTTCGGTGGTGGGGATATCGGGCGTCTGCACTTCCGGCTTGGTCTGGTTCGTCCGGGCGAGCAGCGCACTGATCAGCATCGATACGATCATGATGATCAGCTGCACCCACCACACAAAGGCCTGCTGCGGCTCCCGTTGCGGGAAGGGCGAACGGAACTGATTCACCAGTAGCACGAGGCCGCCTAGGGCCAACGCAAGCGCCATGACGCGCCGCGCAAGAGCACCGGACTCCGTGTCATGCCACCAGTACCTGAGACGCCACCCATACACATACAAGAGCCGACGCAGGCCGCGCCGAGGTTGTTGCCGATCAGTGCTCACCATGAGATCCGGTGTCCGTCAAAGGGGTTCTCCACGTTCAACTGCGGCTGGCCGCCATAGTTGGGCGTGTTCTGGAAGTAGCTGCCGCAGTCGGCGAATGTGTGTGCACACCCAGGCGCGACCGTGACCGTCAGACCCGCAGCCAGTTCAGGACCGGGGTAGTTGAGGGTGATGGTGTCGCCGGCGTGCGAGTTGATCGTCCGCGTCTCCGCCAGGCCGTTGCTGCGCGCCCAGACCATGACCCCGCCTTCCAAGCGACCAGCGGGGAACGCGGCAAACGCAGCTGAGCGCAAGGTGGCACCACCCACGGAAGCCAGCACGGCCTCCACAGCGTGATCCGACATCGCTACCCCACACCGATACAGCGCCTTCCAGCAGCCCCGGGTGAACCGGCCCGTATTGCCCCGGAAACCCTTGCGGGAGTTATTACGCTCGCAGGTCAGGGTCAGGGTGGTGTCAGTGAAGCGCGGTGATACCACCTGGCCCGTCCACTCGATCACCGCCTGCAGGTCCGGGTCGTTGCTGTGGACCTTCATGCACACAACGGAAACCCGGCCGCTTGGCGCATAGGGCCGAAAGATACGGCCGAACTCCTGCGTCACCGGCAGCTCGGCAGCGGCCGGATTCAACAGGAACGGCATCTTGATGGTCAGCTTGTTCTGCGATCGCTCGCTGGTTTCATTCACAGCACTGCGCTCGATGCCGGGCGCCGAGCGATAGAGCCTTGCACCATCCCCATTACCGATCATCATGTCGCGCGCGCCGGATGCGAACCGGTACGCGTTGCCCTGCAGGGTGAACAGGAACAGATGGACAGGGCGGGCCAGGAAGCGGCTGGTCTCGAAGGCCTCAAACATGGGGAACCACCGAAGCAAAGCCGAGGGTGCAGGTAGCGACACCATCGGCGTCGGTGGCGTGTCGAATCTCGACCTGGTCGCTGGCGAGCGTGGCCAGGCTCATGATCTGGACGGCCCGAACCCGCGACGCCGAAACGCTGATGTCCAAGGGCGCATCCAGGGTGATCACCTCGACGTCGTTGGAGGCCACCGAGCCAGTAATGCGCCGATGAATGGCGGTGCCGTCCAACAGCTCGATGCGCAGGTCTCGACGCCCAGGCGCCTGCGCACCGAACAGCGCATAGCCCGCCCATTCGATGGGGATCTCGATGGCGCCCACGGCCAGATCGGCGGTGATGCGCAGATCACTGGTGTAGGACGGCAGCCATATAGGCGTGGACCGGCCGCACAGGGTGTACGCCAGAGAGCGCAGCCAGCTGTGCTCTTCACGCCCGAACAGCTTCCATTGTGTGCTTTGCGATCGGAAGGCGAAGTCTGCAAGGGGCACGGTAAGCGGTGCAGCGCTGTCGTTGTCCAATACCTCTCGCAGGCGGGCATAGCTGGCCTTCGGTTGATCAGTCCAGTCTGCCCAACGGTTCAGGACGGGCGTGCCCAGGTAGAGCGGCAGGTCGACCAGGCTGGGCCACTGACAGACGTCAAGCACGTCGAACGTCAGCGAACGGATGCCGGCATTGTCATGCCATAGCGACTCTTCCGCGCTGTCCTGCAGCTGAGCCCTTCGCAAGGGAAACAGCACGGTTCCAGTTGGCCATGTGCCAGCGGTGGCAGCGGCGAGCGAGAGCCCTTCGGCTTCCACCGAGGTCACCGTCACCACTTCCCAGCGGTTGACCGCTCCCCACAGCAAGGCCTGTCCGCCGACGAAGAAATCAAACCCATTGGTTCGGCAGGCAATCTCGACCGATCCTACGGGCAATCTCGCGGGAATGAGCTGCGCATCCGGCCAGATGGGGACGAGCCAACGACCACCGTGGCCAGCGAGCAGCATGTCGACGACCCGGCGCTGCTGGCCCTCACACTTCACAGAGAACTCAAAGGACCGACGCGGATCAGAGCGATACGAACAATGCTGGGAGACACCAGATGCCGATGCCTGCATGTAGTTGGTGGCCCACGACAGCGTTTCTGTGATGGCGTCGGACCAATCAGCCGGTACCGGAAACACGCGTGGGCCGTTGGCGGAGAAAGACATCATTGCCACTCCGACTGGATCGCAGCGCCATTCCGGCTGGCCGTCATTACTACCGCTTGCTCAAACGCTGGATGCGAGGCCAACTTCTGGACCAGCTCATCCTGATCCTGCAGAAGGTAGACACGCATGTTCTTCGGAGTCGGAGTCCCGGCCGGTGCCACCGAGCTGAAGACCGGCGACCGCTGCAGCGAGGGCATCTGGCTGACTAGGCCACCGTCGGCAAAGGCATAAGCACCCCAGCGCCGGACGGCATCCATGCCGATGGCGTTGAACGCGTGCAGGAATGCCAGTGCACCCGGCTGCCGGACCACCTTGGCCCGGGCTACGAATTCACCATTGGAGAGCCAGGCAGGAATGCTGTCACTGGTACCTGTACCTGCACCCCAAACGGGACCACCCTGCGCTCTACCGACGGGAGTAGGCGTACCCACGCTGACGGTGCCGGTGTTGCTGGCCGCACCAGCAATACTACCGACCATGCTGACAACGGCCTTGGCATTGTTGGCAGCAGCCAGTGCGAGGGCGGCTTGCTTGAGCTGAACAGCAGCAGCCACCAGAGCACTCGCGCCGGTGACCAGGCCATTGCCCGCACCTGCCAGCGCCGAAGCGCTGCCGGTGACCGCTGTGGCGCCAGCGGTGACGACACTACCAGCCGAGGACAAGGCGACTGCCGAAGCTTGCGTTGCGGCCGCACCTACAGCCTGCGTACCGACGTCAGCGCTCTTGTCGAACAGCTTGCCAGTCAGGGTGGACGCCAGCTTGGCCGACAGCTCATCGGCCACATACCCAGCCAGGCCACTGGCAATGGATTGGAAGAAGCTGCGCACGATCTCGCCCAAGGTGGCATTGCCATTGGCCAGCGACATGAGGGCATCACGGAATGCGCTCTGGAACGTGGTGCGCACGTTCTGCTGCAGCAGGTTGGTGGTGGCGGCCATCTCCTTGAGCTTGACGGCCATCTGCTCAGCTGCCTGCAGCGCTTCGGGGTTCTTCAATGCCTCGGCGGTGGCGCGCATGCGATCGGGAAGATCGCCCAGGGCGGTCAGCTGCTGCCGGGACAGATCTACCAGCTTCTGGCGCGCCTGCGCTTCGGTGATCAGCCCGGCCTGCAGCTCGATCTGGATGCGCTGCTGAGCCAAGCCCATTTCACCCATCGCGCGGTTGTAGGTCTCCTGCATTTTCTGCAGTTCGGCTGTGAGGCGGACCAGCTCCTTGGCACGGTCGACCTCGGCCACACCGGACTGGTTGCCAGCCTCGACCATCTGCCGGCGTGTGACCTCGAGCTCGCGCAAGCTCTTGGCCTGCTGTGCATCGGGACCGCGCCCTTCAAGGTTGGCAATCTGATCCCGCACCTCCAGCAGCTTCCGATTGGATTCAACCAGAGCGTTCGCAGCATCAAGCTTCTTCGCGCTATCCAGCAGCTCCTGCTTAGTCTTCGACGACGCATTCTGGAAGTTGCCCTCATCGATGGCGGCCTGGACGCGGGACACCTCCGTGGCCTTCTTGCGTGTCTCATCGAGCGTGCCGACCAGCTCGATCTGTTGCTTCAAGCGCTCCAGTTCGCGCTGCGCGGCTGCCTCATCCTTCTGGGCTTCTGACTTGGGACCCTTGGGCTTCTTGGGTAGGCTTTCGGCATAACGTGCTCGAGCCTCCGCCTCCAAGGCCTTGACCGCCTTATCGTCCATGCGGCCGGCTTTACCCAGTGCCCGGATCTTGGCGATTTCCTCTTCAAGCTTCTTCTCCTTGCTCAGATTGCTTAAGCGAAGGCGCTCGAACTCTTCCCTCGCCTTTTCTTCCTCCGGCGTCAGGGGGGCATAGATGCCAGCCATCTGCACCTTCACAGGCGCATTGGTTCCAGAGGCCGCCCGGATGCGCGCAGCCATCTTGCCGGTCAGGTCAGCAAAGGAAGGGAGCCCGAAGTTCTTGGCCAGCGTGCTGCCGACCACACCCATCCCCAACAGATCGGACAGCCGCGGCAGCCTGGCCAGCACACCCCATTCGCCAGCCAGCTGGACCACCGCGTTGGTGAAGTCGCCCAGCGCGCCCCAGGCGCCGCTGACGTCCTTCTTGACATCCCGCCAACCGCGCGCGAGCGCCGGCATCGTCTCATCGCTCTGATCTGCGACCTCATCGAGGCGATCGGAATAGATCTTGATCGCCTCCGCCACTGCCTCCTGCTGGTTGCCCTCTTTGACCAGGGCGCGCACACGCGCGAGCTGGGCTTCTGTCAGGAAGTTCTCCGACTCGGTGAGCGTAAGTA